CAGCAGGTCTTAAAAATGGAACTGTTCCACCCACTTCGTAATCATCCACATTGTAAAGGAATTGTGTTACAGCATTAGTTGATATATTCACGCCATCAACTAGCGTGTTAAACGCTTCTAAGGTATAGCCAGTGGTTACACCAGCATCAATAACTAATGCTACATAATTATTAACTTGAGAAGGGTTATAAAGATTGTTACCCGTTATCACGCCGCCATCAAATGTAGCAGAGCTAAGTTTTAAGCACTCACTGTTAAAGTCAATATTATTAACGTTGTCAACAATCTCTAGTCCACGTTGCACTTGTGCTTGGCTATAATCTGCCAATCTATGCCCGATAACGCTATTGTCATCAATAACCGCTTTATAGCCTTGGTCTTCTGGATTCGCCCCAACAAACGCCGCCCATGAACCGCTATCATTCCCTAAATTCGCCACATCCTCTGTAACGTTTTTGGCAAACCTAACAGTTCCCGGAGCGCCGTAATAAACCAAGCAATGAAGTACGTTAGAATAGTTACCCCTTACAAGGAGTCCGTCAATAAATTCTCTCGGATTGGTGTTGTTTGTTATAGAGCAGTCCACACCAAAACGTCTATATTGCGACATAAAGTTGTCGCAAACAGATACGTTGTGCGAAGTATATCCTTCAATATTCTTTGCCAAGTTACTATTAACTGCAAAAGACGATCCTATGCCCTTGCCGAAGGTGTTATAACAAACGTGAGCATTATCAATTGCACCACTGATGTATGCATCATGGTCTTTAACATCGTCTTTTGAATCGGTTTCAAACTCACAAAAGATTATTCCAACACTCCAGTTCACGTTTTTCATGGAGAGGTATACGTTGTAACTGTGCTCTACCGATCCGCTTGATATACAATAGTTTTCAGAACCGCAATCAGAAACCGTTGCTGACGCCAATACAAAACCATCCACATCCCAAGATGTATAAGCTATCCTCGGTTGAAGCCTCCCGGCATCATTTAAGTACCAGATGTACCCTGTCTGAGGTGTTTCGGGAGGAATGGTTTCAATAGGCAAAAATACAGTTGTTCCAGATGGGTTTCCGGCACTGGTAAAGTCATTCCGATTATTCAGTAGCCCATCAAATTTACAACCCAAGAATGTCCAATGGCGGATAAATCCATCTGCCGAGCAAACTGCCGAGAAGGTTGTACCAGAGACGGCTCCTTTAAATTCTACGTTGTGATAGCAGTCTCTAAACGTACCCGATCCAGTAGAGCTTAACGACCTACCAACAACCGTGTTTTTAAACTCGCCATCGACAACCCCGTTTGCCATAAAGAATCTATGGTCAGCAGGCGCGTTAATTGAGCTACCAATACCAGCCGCTAAAACAATCTGATCTGTTCCGGGATTTGTTAATCTGAACCCACCTTTGTAGCCAACGATATAAGTTGACATTCTGGTTGATTGAAGCTCTCCACGGGTCCATTCGCCAGTCACATACCAGAAGTTGCCGGTTAACGTATTATCGGTAGGTGGTGCTGCCTTCGGTCCAGTTGAGAAAGTAACGCCCGTGTAGTCCGCTCCTAATGCTTCGGCCAACTCAATCTCGTCATCACTTATTTTAGCTGCAACTTCGTAACGACCGGCAGGGAAGCCGCCCTCATTCGCCCCTGTAAAATACATATAGTTGTAGTTGTAAACTGGGTTAATGTTTGCGGATGCAGCAGTGTGGTCGTAATCAGCGAATAAACCTGTACCGGTGACACGTTTAGTTGCATTTGTATAAGCAGCGGTTCCTGATACAACAAAGGCGCTTAAGCCATCATAGGCTGAATTTCCATTAACGGAATCCGCATACTTAACCGGGAAAGCGTTTTCAGTAACATTAAATGTTTTACTGAGACTGTTTACCCGGACAAATCCCTCACCATTTTGACCTTTTACTAAACAGGTAACTTTATAATTATCAATAGCGGGAACAATCGCGTGATAGTTACCCTCCTTAGTATCTGAAAACAGATCAAATGCCGCATCCGTTATAGGATGTAGCAAGCCAAAATAATCGGGTACAGGGTTATCTTCCGCATCTGTAATGATGAACCTGATATCGAGATCGTTAAACTCATTAATTTCGTTAGCAGTTAAAGTCCTGCCGCCTGATATAGAAATATCACCAGGACGTATTTTGCATATCAACTGCTTTGGAACGGCATCTGGCGTTTCAACAATTTCAAAATCATTGACAACAAGACCGGTTATATCAATGTGTTTATAACCAACGTAATTTAAACCTAGATCAGGCTCTACAGTTCCCTGCCCAACAACGCTCTCAACCGTAACTAAATCATCTGTATTTGATGCTGAAGACGTTCCGGCTGCATTGGTTGCGGTAAATGATAATCCAGCAGCAGTACTTTCTGCGTCAGGTGTGCCGGTTATTGATCCTGTTGATGCGTTAAGCGTTGCCCATGAGGGCAACGTTCCTGTAGCAGTCTCAAACGTATCTATCTCGCCTGCAAACACATACGCAATGCTGAAACTGAAAGGAACACCAATTGTGGCCTGTGGAAAATCAAGAGTTGCAATAACTGTAGGCGCTTCTAGTGCAGCCGCTTTATATACTGTGACCGTTCTAGTAGTAGGCGTAATCGTAAAGCCAGAAGGCACACCAATAATATCCAGCGTAACGCTCTGACCGTCTTCAACCGTAATGGTGTGAATATTGACGGTATAAACAGCCCCAACTTTCGACACAACACCCTTGCTTGCGCCTGTTACCACAAAGTTGCCAGTGGTCAAGCCTGGGTCAATATCAAACGTTGCCGTTAATTGCGTGGTTGAAACTGAGCCACTTGTGCCGTTTGCGGTTAGGGATTGGAAGGCTACGGCTGTTGGTTCGACAAAAACCATTGTGGTGCGTGAAAGCGGCGAGAAGCTGTAGCCACTCGGACTTGTCATGGTGATTGTTGCTTCGTTATTTCCTGCAGGCAGGCTAACGCTAGATATTGGTAAAACGCGAGTTGTTCCGGTTCCAGTCAATGTGCCTTTTACGGCAAAAGGAACGCCAAAATTATCAGCAGTTAATGGTCCGGGATCTTTGTTATATTCAAATACCAATTCTGATGTTGTAGCCATTATTCTTCCCCGCCGTTAGCTGTGACTGATAACCAAATGACCTCAATCGTTTCGTTGCCGGTGACGCGCACTATCGGCGAGTTGATTTCTACAACTGCGGTGCGACCGACGATTGAATTGGCAGATGATGGATTTGTGGTTGAGCTGAAGACTTTTCCGGTAAAGAAATCGCTTGTGCCGTCCTGATAATCAATCCGGAATGAATGTTCTGTATTCTTAGTGGCACCATCTACAGCAGCAGCTAAAATGGCTTGTCCGGCATCTAATATGTCCCGCCCAAGCTGCAGTGCTGTTTGCCCATAATTGATAAATCCTTTGTACTTCTGGGTTACACCCGTCTTTAATGGATTGTGCTCAACTACCTGTGCGCTTGGCCCGTATTCGGGGATGTCGGTTACCTCTGCTACCTCGGTGTAGTCCAGCGCCAAAAAACCAGCACCATCAAGCACTAAAGGCTCACCAACAGCTACGGAAAAAACAGTCCCGGTACTGGTTAAAACGCCCATGTGATTTCTCCTATTTGTGTCTGCATGAAAACTCCGGGCAATAAAAAACCCGCACTAGGCGGGTTTGTTTGGTGAGGTTTGTTGGCGGTTACAGCTGTATCTGATTTGCGTTTATAAATAAATCGTCAAACTGCTGTTGAGTCAGATTTAATCCGCCTTCACCAGCAAGTAGCTGCATTGTCGGGCTGTTTTTTTGCCATGTATTTGCTGCATATAAAGCCTGTTCAGCAATTATTTTTGTTGTGGGATCTGGAATAGCATCAACAAGAGCAATCACAGTGGGCCAATAGCCTGATATTTTTAGCTGCGCCGTTCCCTGCGCACGACTCACTTGAGTTATCGGCTCAGGATCGGGCGTAGGAATTTCATCCTGCCACCCAGAAGGCGTCTCATCCTCGGTCAATATTTCTTGTGATTCGACAGCTTTATCAACCAGTCGGTAAACTGTTCGCTTTTCTCCGCTATAGATGAATGGAGCGCCTTCGCGCACTGTAACGGGCTTACCGTCCAATTTAGCCGCAAGCAGCGACTGATACTGTGCATCGCTTATTTCAATGCCACCACTAATCACTGACTGGCTTATAGTGTCGTTTTTCATATACGGCATTATGCGATCCTCATGTAATAGGTTGCACCGATGTTTCGTGGCCTTGTTTCATCACCGCCAGTTGCGCCAGAATTAAGGGTTGCTGTAGAACCAACTACACGACCATTTCCAGCGCCAACATAATCAAGAATCCCCCCGATAGGGTGGGTATGCGAGGCAAACTGATCGTCCTCCTCCGTGCCGGATGATCCTGGCCGAATAAATTGACGAGACGTATTAAGTAGCTTGACCGTTTGCCCATTCATTGGGCTTGGTACATAATCTATTACTGCCGTAGCTACCACATCAGGAGCAGTGCCTGACACGCTCTCGCTGGTGAGCAATCCTTCGTTATATTCGCCAGATCCATCCTCGCCAGCTGTTAATTTTATAAATTTTGCAGTTCCTGAGTTTGATGGCTCGTCCACTCCAGTTAAGTGAGTCCATAAAGCAAAAGGCTCGCCTATGGCCCTCAACAAAAAAGCCTGCTGATTAACCTGCTCTAAAGTTGCTAAATCTGGCGCTTGCTCCGGGGTGACAATTCCGTTAAAACTCAGCGATACGGACCAGCTACTGAAGGTGCCACTACCCTGAACTACCTGAACATTAACTACCAGAGCACCCGTTGATGTACTGTATGAAAGTACATCGCCAATCATCCAGAGACTGCCATTTGTGGTGCTGGCAATCTTTACCGACATGCCGGTGAAATAGGATTTTCCGGTTTCAACCGTTAATGTTTTTTCAGCTACAGATATTGCAAGCGAGGTTGTTGATACACTATTAGTTGAAAGGCTATTTAATGCGGCAGCATAGGTATTTAATTCTTGCTGAAACTGTGGGAGCGCACCCAAAAAGTCGTCAGCTCTTGAATCAAAGTTATCGGGGCTAGCTGTGCTTGGTGGTGTGGGTAAGGCTGTTATTTCCATGCTTATATTTCCTCTAACTCTAAGTCAATAAGTGCGTGCTCTGGATGGCCTGCAGATATTCTGAATTTGCGATAAAAGCCAAGGATAAACAGAGCGTTGAAATATCCGTCTGTCGGATCATCAAGAGCGCTCCATACGGCAGGCACGGCGTTTAAATCACTGCGTACATCAATGAGTCTATTAATGAGGTTTTTATCTGTAAAAACGCGCTGTGATGTTTTTGGTATTGTGCGGCGAGGCACTAAAGTAGTGTCACCAAACTCATTGCGCTCGACGGTTGAGAAGTTCAACGCATCAGATTCAGCCCTTGCTTCGGTTGATCCCAAATAAACTCGATTGCCAATAACCAATCCGCCGCACTTCACATCGCCAGAGTTACGGCTTATTTCAACGTGAATAATGGCCTGGCTGAATGGGGGTAAATCTTCAAAAAAGCAGGCCTTTTGAAATACAAATGGTTTAAAGAAATAATCACTCCAGGTGACCACAGTTCTAACGAGAAGGTTTATTGTTTTGTCGTAAACTATTTCACTATCAACCTCCATCCAACACCTAACCTGCTCTGCTTGCAGGTTAAATAGCGCAACCGAACTGATACGAGTCATGGGGGTGATTTGAACATCAATTAATGAATCGTTGATCGTTTGCGTGTTTCGGATAAGCTCGAACATTTTCCAGCGGTTTATCTTGCCGATATAGTTCCAGTTCACAGGAGAGTCAACGTTGTCCTCCCACGGCTTATTGCCGGTATTGCCATCATTAACAGAGCGATAAATGTTGTTATAAAAAGTGCCGTCACCAGATATAACGATTACATATTCATCAGCGCTGTATGAGGTTGCGATATCCCACTCTGGATAATCATCCTCTGTCACGTTTGAGCCTGTTAGTCGTGCATTGGTTACAGCAACAGGAGGGATTACAATCATGCTGCTGACTCCGTTATTAATGAATTTCCGTCACGGGTGACACGCTCCAAAACGTCTGCGGTGGTTTTGGTGTTTCGGGCTATTTCGTTATTGCCGTATCTCAGCGCTGCAACTTCACTGCGCAATGCTGCTATCTCCTGAGCCATTGGGCGCATATCGATAAGTTGATCTTGATTAAATATCCGACTTGGCCCTGTTGCTTCAATCTCTGGGCCGTTTTCACCAACCATTCTCAGGCCGCCTGAGTGGTAACCGCCATTAGCAAAGCCCGGTATGCCGTTTTGATTAAGTGCAACCGCTCTGCGGAAATCAACAACATTGCTGAATCGGCTTGAATCTAATGAGCTTAAACTGTCAGCTAGTGCGTCTGCCTGCTCTCTGGTCTGCATAAATGCATCAACCAGCGATGGGAATACCGAGGCAAGGTTTAACCCTTCCTCTGTCATGAAATCAATTCCAGACGCTATCTGGATTAACCCTTGAACGCTGCTTGGCACTTCAAGGCCAAATTCTTCAAACAATGCACTGGTATTGGCGCGCATCTGTTTTAATTGTTCAGTCGGATTTAACAAACCAAAGACAGCACCAGAAACCGCGCTTTTTAACTCATTTATTCCAGCGGTGTAATCGGCAAAGCCTTCACGTAATGCGAATAGTTCATAGAATGAATCGATACCAGCTTGTGTAGTGGTATCTATAGCTTTTAAAGCTTCGTCATAAGCCGTTAGACTTGCAGGCAATGCTCCGCCATAAACGGATTCCATCGCCTCACGGATTTGCACAAGCTGCTGCCCTAGTGATTTACTACCATCAGCAGTTTGAGCAATATAGTTGACAAGCTCTCTTAATTGATCGCCTGCCGCGCCGGAAGCTAACGCAACCTGTGCAGCCTGGTTAACTGTTAACCCGAATCTTTCTGCAAGTTGCTCTTGCGCATTATTGAGATTGATTGACGCCTGAATCATTTTATTGATTGAGGCATTGTCTGTCATACCATTAAACAGTCTTTTAACCTGGCTAGGGATGTCACTTTTTTGTATGGCTTGAACTAGGTATGTTCCAACAATGCGGCCTAAAAACGCCTCTAAATTTTCCTGCCCGAATGCGTCTTTATCGCGCATAGTTCCAGTGTTAACGCCGCCACCGGAGAAGCCCCAGTAAGATGAGCCTCCATCACGCCCAGAATAGCGCGCAGTGGCATAGATATTTTTTTCTATATCAAAGCCTTTCTGCAGCGCATCAAGCGATGTGACAAACGCTGTCGTGGCGTTACGAATACCTCCCGTTATGCTTGGATCGTATTCACCCCATCCAGTCATATTGCGGGATGATATAACGCCATTATTTGAAGATGCTGATGCGATACCACCTACCCGGTCGGGCAAGTCGTCTCCGCCAAACAGACTGCCAACTACACTGCCAAGTGCGCCACCGATTGCCGCACCTATTGGACCGAAGAGGCTGCCAAGGTATGTTCCTGCCGCCGTAAACGCTGCCCCCTTCACATCACCCTGAACGGCTTGCAGTATTGCTCCGGCATAAGGGAGTGCTTTTGATATGGCAACGTTGTTTTCTATTAGGAAGTTACCAAGCGTTCCTCTGATGCCTTCAAAATTACCGCCGATGGAAACACCGAGCTTTGCTATACCTTCAACTACGGCATTGTTGCCTTTCATTAAGCCCTGCTGGATAGCGCCAACGATGGTATTTCCTGCCCCTGCAACACCACCTGTTCCGCCTGCCGCCGCACCACTTTGACCAGTGCCGCCACCACCGCCTGAAAAAGCCTGCTGAAACTGCATGACAATTGGCCGAGTAATGGCTGCATGTGCTAATTCAGCTAATAACCCCGTAAAGCTGCGTTTTAAGGTACTGCCAAAATCCTTGAACCCATCAAAAGCAGATGTCCACAGATTGGCGAACATGTCGTCCACGCGCTCAATGCCACGCTTCCACGCTGTTTCAAATTCTGTCGCAGTATCTTTGGTTTTTCTGCCAACATCATCAAGTGAGTCAGCCAGCTGCTCATTTAACCTTTCAGCGTCCTGCTTGCTGATTAAGCCTTTTTTGAGCAAGTCGTTTATTATCTTCTCTTGCTTGATCCATTCATTCGTTTGAGCAATTAAAGGATTTAATGACCCTTCAAGCTTTTCCACCGCCTCCATGTCAGCTATAAGGCTAGACATAAACTGATCGTCTGCTGCTGTTTTTAACGTGATACCGTTTGTTTTTAATGCTTCAGTCTGGTCATAAAGGCTTGCGGCAACTTCTCTTATCGATTGCGCGTATTGGTGGTTATCGCTGACACCAAGCTTTATTTGTTCGTTATAGATAAACTGCTCGCGCTCAGACATGGTGAGCATTTTGGTTTGAGTTTCTAAATCTGTTAGCAGTTCTTTATATTTTTCAGAAAGCTTTTGTGCAGCCTTCCCGTGATTTTCAGTTGATTCAGCGGCCTGCGTTTCTGCTTGTGCAATATTTTCAGTGACTAGAACAGTGCCACGTAATACAGATTCATATTCTGAAATCTGCGCCCGTAATTCTGCGATCCTTGCCGCATTGCCGCGTGACATTTGACCGCGACCAGAATTTCCGTCAAGAAGTGATTCTAATTCGGCGCGTGACGATACCAGCGCATCAGCAACAGCATCCAAATCGCCAGCATCTGCTTTTAAAAGTGCAAGCTCTGCCCTGGCAGTTGCTAATTGTTGCTGTAATGCAGATTCTTGTGCGCCCGCTGAACGTCCAAAGAAACGACTACTAGAAAGCCGTTCTTCAAGGCTCGCGATTTCTTCTTCAAGTGACGCAATGGTTTGTCCGCCAACCGCCTCAGTAATCTTGTTAATGAACTCGGTTAGCCATTGAGTTGAACTGCGTAATGCAGGTTCAAGCTTTTCTCCAAAGGTAATACTTAAGCCTTCAATAGCACTATCCAGCTCTAGGCCATCGCCTTTAAGCGTGTCCATTCTTATGGAGGCTTGCTCTGTAGCGGTTTCAGTGCCGCGTAACTGTGAGTTTAATTTTTCAACGTTACCAGCCTGGGTTAATAGTGCTGTACCGGCTGTAAAGGCTTCGTCACCGAATAGCTCCATTAATTCAGTGTTTGAAAGATTTCTTCTTTCAAGTTCAAGTAATGCGCCGGTTAAACCAACAACAGATGGCTGCAATTGGGCGTCTGCTGTCTTTTCAAGCCGTAACAGTACCTGGCGCAAGCCTGTGCCCGCATCAGCGCCTTGACGCCCTGCTATGGCTAAGCCTTGAATACCGGCAACCGTTTCAGCGAGATCAACACTTAATGCGTTGGCTGCTGGACCAGCATTTCTTAAGGCTTCTGTAACGGCTGGTATTTCAGCCGCACCGAATTTGGCAGATGCGGCCAGAATATTAATGACTTCATTCGATTTGGTAGCGTCAAGTTGAAACTGGTTTAATGCGCTACCCAAGGCTGATGCAGCATTAGGTAAGTCAATCCCAGCTGCCTCAGCCAAGGTAACAGCTTCTCTGGTAACCTGATTTAAAGCGTCAGCACTGCCAAGCAAGTCGGGCTTAGCTGAACCAATCAGTTTAAAGGCTTCAACAGCCTGAGAGGCGCTTAACGACGTGGTTCTCCCTATCTCCTGTGCCTGTTCACTGTAAAAGGCTAAGTCACGCCCTGCGGCTCCTGTAATAGCAGACAAATCAGCAATAGACTGTCCGAACTGAGATATGTCGCGACGCGCCTTGCTAACCAGTGCGCCTGCCGCTGCAACCGCCGCAATACCTGCTGCCGCACCCAAAGCTGCAACCTTTATGCGTGAATAGTCACGCACCATTGCTGTGGTTGATTGTTTTGTAGTGCGCTCAGCCGTTTGACCTTTACGGCTTAAATTGTCAAATTCACGGCCAGCTTTGGATAGATCGCTTGTGTCGGCTTTAAAGCCAATACTCACTAAATCAGTCATGCTCGCCGCCTTTTAGGTAATTTTTCCAAACACGTCTTTAATGCCTTTACTCAGCACTTCACGCCAAGACGTGATCTTGCTTTCATCCGCATAGGGAGCCGGATAGGTTTTCTGTTTTGATTTTTGCGACATCACGGCATATTCCCGCGACATCAATATGATTTGCTCGGACTCCCAGCCCGAAAGCGGTACACCTGATTGCTGGCAATAGCTTTGGACATCGCCCCAAGTAAATGGAGTAATCCCCATGCTGCCTTGATTGATTTGCCCCATACGGGAAAAGTGATGCGCCAGGTCTTCAGCGTTTTCGATTTCCGGCAACGCTTTGAATGGTGATTCATCTTCCAGCGTTTTTATTCGTGGCTCTGTATCTTTATCTTTCACTGACGGCGCTGTATGCAGCCATGCCAATTGCGCTGCATACAGTTTTAGTTTGTCCGTCAGCTCTTGATAAAATTTTCCTGCTCAGCAATGAAGTTGCCGACCTGAACACGAATATCTTTGAAGCTTTTATAAAGGTTCACAGCATTTTCAAAAGTGAACGGCATGGCATTACCTTCTTTGTCTGGAATATTCTCCCAGCCAACCGTTAATTTTGCGTAAAGCTCGCAAGCGTCCTGGATGGATTGCTCAATATCAATATCATCCTTTTTATTGCTCTTACGGCGAGCGCGGGCTTTAACCTGAACGTATTTGGTGTATTCGTCAGAATCAAGACCGAGCAAAGTGATCGTAAGTGGTTTTTTAGGGTTTTTAACGCCTTCATCAAGATAGGCTGGGACCCCAGAGCCGGGAACAGTTAAATGTAAAACTGCACCACTGTTAGCCTGAGAAACCGTGTCAAAAACTGATAAATTTAAAGCCATAATTATTCATCCTACATCCGAGATAATGAATTGCGCGGCAGCGCGGGCCGGATGAAAAAACCGCGTTTTCGATTGCGCCAATCTAGCCGCACAAACAGGTACAAAAAAACCCGCATAAGCGGGCCTGTGTCGTTTTCTTTGGTTATGCGATTATGGTGTTGGTAAAACCCGAACCACGATTGAATTGATTTCAACACTGGCCGTACTGCCTACCATTGAATTAGCTGAACCAGGGTTTGTGGTATAACTGAAAACCTTGCCAGTGAAGTAATCAATCGAACCGTCTTGATATTCGATACTGAAGGAATGCTCATCATTCTTGGTTGAACCCGTAACACCATCAGACAAAATAACCTGGCCAGCGTCAGCAACATCCTGTGCCAGCTGTAATGCTGTTGAGCCGTAGTTAATAAAGCCTTTGAATTTCTGAGTAACGCCGGTTTTAAGCGGGTTATGCTCAACGACCTGAACATTGGGGCCGTACTCTGGAATATCGGTAACCTCACCCACTTCAACAAACGTTAAAGCGCCGAAGCCTGCTGCATCGATGGTTGCTGGTTCGTCAGCGACTACCGATAAGATTGTGCCTGTGCTTGTTAAAACACTCATTGGTAAATCCTCTTAGTTGTGTACACAAAAATCATCCGGTTTTATCGGTAGAGCGGCGCGCTCTTATCTGATATGGAAAGCATCAAAACGTAACTCAATCATGATCCCGTACCACACGTCTTCGTCAGGCTTTGGCTTGACGGTTGACTCAAACGTGCGTAACTGGAAGCCGCTTTCGGTTATATCTTGATGTGAAATGTCTTGGCTGATTGCATCTGCTTTGGTCAGCGATGTGATAACGCCGCTACCTTTCGGTGCGAATAAATCAATCTGAGCAATGCCATTCATGCGGTCTTTGCCGTTGCCGTAAGTGAAAAACGACAGATCACCACTGAGTAGAGTTATGCGCGCCCAAAGTTCGTTATCAGGGGTTTCAAAACTACCATTTGGCACTTTAATCTTGCTGATTCCGGCTGCTGTGATGGCGTTTACCAGTAGCGTTGTCAGGATGTTGCGTTGCTGTAGGTTATTTGCCATAAATAAGACCAAATAATGAACTAACACTGCCAACACGTTTATAAATTGCTATACCAAAAAGAGTGGTCAGCTCAATATCACCAACGCGCTGATAAACCAAGCTGCCCCAAAGCATTTCTTTGTGCTCAGTATCACTAGCCATTACGGTTTGCCGAATTAAATGTAAGTGTCACTTGCGTTAGCTCGCCCACACCACTTGAAGCGGAAACGTTTAATTGGTCAGGTATCATGTGTCCATACTGATCAACCACAATCAAAACACCGTCCACCTCCATAATTGAAAGCCTTGTGTTGCTTTCTTTTGGAAATCTTGCGTTAGTCGGAAATGCTAAAGCCATTACAACCCCCTCACCTGAATAATCCAAACCGCATCGGCTGCATCTTTTTCAGCACGAACCACCTGACAATCAACACCATCGACATTAACTTTCAGGCCGTCTGTTTTTGGGTTTATCTCTGTGAAATTATTTACCAAGGCGAGCAGTTTAAAATCGCGTGACTGGATGGCTTGGCCATCAATTTGTCTTGCTTGATATTCTTCACGAACTGCATCTACCGTTTCAGTAGCGCCGCCGGTTTCTTGCTCTGTAATTGGATCAACAGCACCCGGCAAAGTAAATACACGCGGCAGGAAGAAATCAGAAAAGGTGGTTTTAATGTCCGCTGCTATACCTTGGAAATCAGCGCGTGTAACCATTTTCCAATCTCCAGATAATAAAAAACCCCAATTAAGGGGTTTCTAGTAAATTTGTTTTGTTTAGCTGTACCGCTTAACCGCTCTCGCCACAATGCCAGGAAAGTCCGGTGTGGATGTTTTAACCATGCCTAACGGTGCCTGCTCAGACCAGCCATTTTCTAGCGGCTCTGCATAAGGCTGGTTATTTACGAAATAAAACTCTGATCCTAACTTTAAGCCTGCCAATGCTGTTTCTAATTTGCCGGTTGAATCGCTACCGGATTTATTCTGAATATCTGGGACCGTATTATCCGGCGAACCATAACTAGAAAGCCATGAGTTACGAAACAAGCCATCCCTTACAGGAGACTTGGCAACTATTCTTGCACCTAGCGTTTGCAGTGCTTCTCCGGCGACTTTCTCCAAATCACCATTAGCACGTTTGGCAATGGCATCAATTTGAGCCTTTACTGATTTCACCAGCGTTTAACCGTTCCCATACCCTGTGCAAGCGTGTAAGGCTGCAATAACCTGTCAATCATGACTGTAGGGTATGTGCTTGTGCGTTCATAGCCCTCAGCATAGGTTCTGCTGGTCGATAGACTACCAACCGAATCAGACTTGCTTGAAACCGGGCCAGCACTGGTTAGCTCAGTCGGATTGACAAATAATCTGTTTTTTAACTGTAATAGTGCGGCCTCATAACAGGCCAGCTTGATTTTGTTATTAATCGACACTTCATTGGTAGGTAACTGCATGGCTTGATCGGCCTCTAATGCATCACCTTTGAACGTATAAAACGTGTCGATGTAGTTCACCGAAGCCACGACAATAGCCGCTTGCTGTGCAGTTTCATCAAAGGCAGATATATCCTCGCCCCTATCTGATGCAAACGCTTGAAATTCTTCTGCACTGATTAGTGCATTTGAGTTATCTAAGCCTGTGCCGTCTTCGACTGTGAACATTATGCGTTAGCCTTCCGACGCTTGCGTGCCAGTTGACTTAGATACGCCTTTACCGCTGCGCTTTGGGGTTGGGCGAACTTCATCTGTTGTGCTTTCATTTATTACCTTCCCGAATTAATAAATTCTTTTCTGCACGGTATTTGTTTTTTAATGACAAATAAGATTTTTCATCAACTGCATATCCTGGAATTAACCCATCCTTGTTTTTCTCTAAAGGCTTATCCGAAAGCTCTTTTTGATTAATGTATGCCTGAACGCCCGTAACCTTTTTCTCAGCATCCACCGATAAAGACTTTAATAATGCCGCTAATTCTGCATTTTTTAAGTTATCTGTAACCGCGTCAGGTTTAATTGACTTGATTTTAGCTGTCAGCTCTTTATTTGAAGCCATGATTTTCACCTCTAAAGAAAAGCCCGCACATGGCGGGCTTTCAATTAACGCCTATGGTTAGTTAGTGATTAAAAACGCCATTGGGATATTTTTGCGTTCAATAACCCGATCCCAACGAGCAGCACCAGCCAATTCAGCCAAAGTAAAGCTGACGCTTGCAGGCGTACCAGTGTTTTGAAAGCCAAATGGATGCAATACCCAAGTATTACGGATCCATAAAGTTTCAATACCACCGCCTTCACCTTGAGCCGCTTCACGCTCAACTTCAACGGGAACATCGGGAGAGCCAACACCATAACCAAATGCACCAGCACCAAAGATAACGCTAGTGTATTTAAAGCCACTGGTTGTGCCTGCTGTAACGGTCATGCCGTCATCAACAACAACACGCAAGCCCATGTAGGTTGGGATGGTCAAATTACCCTGACTGTCTGGCATATAAACGATGTCATCGTTTTTAACCATCTGCTCCATAACGGCAGAGTGAACAGCCATGGTGCTAAGTGCTGCTGATGCGTCACCCATTGTGTAAACCGCTTCTGTAAATACGTCACGGTTAAAACGGGTATCTGCTGTTACTGAGCCAGTTGCTTCAGCGGCGACACTAACGACCATATCACCTGAATCATTTGCTACGTTGTCAGCCAGTACACCGTTAGCAGATGCAATCAAACGGCGCTGCCATTGACGCTGGAAATAGGTGTCAGTGCGCGAACGAATGTGATCCATTGCTTTTGGACCCATAGCAATTTCACTTGCCAGGTCTGACTTTGACCAGCCTTGGTTAACAAACGCTTTGCGGGCAATTTGTTCACCTTGAACCACTTTTTGTGGGGTAGCCACATCAGATGGATCGTCAGTTGAGTAATTAACCTCAACAGTGCCGTCCAAGTCTTTCCAGAATGGCAGCTCTGCTGTTTTACCTGGAGCTGATGCGATCTCATCCAGTAATGAATTACGAGTAACCACGCCACTTTGGAAAAAGACCGTTTTTTCAGGTCCATTTACCGCAGGCAGGTCGCGAAATACGGTGACATCAATAATGTCGGAGAGTTGTACAGTAGCCATTAGTTATTTCCTCTTAGCTGTTTGAATAATGTTGTGACTTCAAACGCTGATACTCTGCCGGATCTTCTTTTCGAAGTGCGGACAGCTCTGCGCCGGTCATTTCGTTGAATTTACGATTGACAGCACTGCCGCCGTTTTGTGAACCATTAGCGTTACCACTACCATGAGTAGTTTGTTCGCCTTTTATTAACCGTTTCAGCCTTGCCTGCTTTTTGAGTTCAGCAATGTAGCCGTTGCGGTCAACACTTAAGGCACTGCCTTTTGTGTCGTAATAAATTTCTTTCCCTGTATCGGGGTCAATCTTGATTTGTGAGCGGATTAAATCTGCAATTGCATATCCGGCATCTTCATCAACACCTAAAGCCAAGCCGATTTTGTCGGCAATGCTTGAAGCGTCTTTTTCTGCCTGTTCGCCTTTAATCTCTGAGCGCGCCGAATCATAAGCTTCTTGACGTACCCGCTTTTCAAGGTCTGCCATTTGCTGTTGATAGCGCTCTTCAATGGCTTTTACATCACCCTTGCTGCGGGCTTCTTCCAGGGCATCAGCACGCGCTTTTTCTATCGCTGACGCTTGGGTTTTTTCAAACTCGGAAAGGCGTTGATTGGTTTCTTTTAACTTGCTATCCAGATTGTCTGCGGTTTGCTTTACCTTGAGCATTCCAGCGTGCTTCCACACATCACCGACTTGCTCGTAATCAGCTTTCAGAAAATCCGGCACTTGTTCAAATTGTTCTTTTGTTAGTTCTGACATTGGCACTGCCTCTGCTTAGTTAAACGGTCACAGACCGTCGTTATTGCCGATTAACGGCCCTTGGTTTTCCATTTCTTGCATCATTGAGTCCACGTCCGAAATCAGCCATCCACCGTTTTCAAGTTGGCGGTGCAGTTCTGGTTGGCTTATATCGCCATTCATTTTCAATTCGATAAGCGTGCGAACTTCGTCAGTCGTTAAGCGTGGTGATGCAAAGTCGCGTGGTAGATCGAGTGTGATTTGATCTAGTGAGCTTTCAACGGCTTCTGGTTGCCATACACCCTCAAACATGGCGCAGTAGCTAATAGCCCGCTTCCAGGAGTTCTCGGAATTATCTGCAACGGTTTCAAGTAGTGCGTTTTGGTCTGCTGCTGCAATCTCAGCTTCGGTAGCCGTCATTGCGCCTGCTTTGTCGCTTGTGCCGCCAAGCATTCTTATGCGCTTATCGCTTTCGGTGAAATACCAATGGAAATCATCCATATTGGCTTCGGCTGATAGCACTCCCACTTCAACGCTGTTCGGGTAATTATTGACGCCATAGCCACCTGTTACCTGGTAGTCACGTCCGTTAATTTCTTTGAATATGTCTTTATCAATCGTCTTCCAACCTTTGGTAAATTTGGTTGGAACTAAGCTGCGCTGAGTCTCTTTGTAAACAGCCGAAACACGATAGCGGTGCAATGTTGCATCGCAGATAGGATGCAAAAACCCCATGCCACGAGAAAATATGCCGTGACTCATTTCCTCATCAGCCACAATCGAAACGGGTAGCCACTTAAGAGGTGAGCCGTTAACCGTCACATAAGAGCGTTCGCCCTCTTGCTTTCCGTCAGTGCCATAAACTATTTTTTGCTGGTAATAATCCCCGTTTTCATCCAATGCCAGCACTAAAAATGATTCAACATTCTGGTGCATGAAGCTGTCTTGATTAAACTCTGTGCCACGCTCTAACAGCATGATGAACCGTAACTGCATCGCACCGTTAATTCGGTCAAAGTGCCAGTTAACGACATTCTCGCGGGTATATTGCTTAATACTTGACCGTGGGTTTTGAGCCTCTAAGTCAGCAATACTGATGGCGTTTAAATCAACATCAGATAAGCCCTGATAATCAGCAACCAGCACATGCCATTTCATTGAAAGCACATTACTGGCTGCAAACTC